CTGGAATTAATGCAGATGGTAATATAATTACTGCTAATTATATTGTTACAAGTGGCATAGATGGTAATGGAGCATCTAGATTTGGATTTTCTGGTAGTTTATTGACTACAGAAAATAATTTTGTCAATCCAACAGATATAGGAGTTACTACTAATCTAGCTTCTCAGAATGGATCTGAAATTGAATCTATAGATTCTGTTAAATATTTTGCACCAAGAATCTATTCTGCACAAAATAGAGCAGTAACTAGTCGTGATTATGAAGCAATTATTAAAACAATCTATCCTGATACTGAATCTGTTGCAGTTGTTGGTGGTGAAGAACTAAATCCACCAGAATTTGGGACTGTATCGATCAGTATTAAACCAAAAAATGGTACATTTGTCTCAGATTTAAACAAATCTAGGATTTTATCTCAATTAAAACAGTACAGTATTTCTGGAATTAATCAAAAAATAAAAGATCTTAAAATACTTTATATTGAAGTTGATTCTGCAATTTATTATGATTATGCAAAAGTAACAACTGCAGAAACATTAAAAACAAAAATAATTAATTCACTTACATCATATTCTAATTCTATAGATATGAACAAATTTGGTGGAAGATTTAAGTATAGTAAAATTCAACAAGTAATTGATAATACGGATACTGCTATTTCTTCTAATATTACTAAAATACGAATTAGGAGAGATTTAAAAGCATTAATAAATCAATTTGCTCAATATGAATTATGTTATGGTAATAGATTTCATGTAAATTCTAAGGGATATAATATTAAATCAACTGGATTTACACTATCAACAGAACCTGGCATAGTGTATTTGACAGATATACCAAATCCAGATGGATTAACTGGTACTATATCAATAGTAAAACCAATTAATAATGAAATAACACGTGTTATTTCAAAATCTGCTGGAACAGTTGATTATGTGAAGGGTGAAATTATATTGGGAACAATAAAGATTACTTCCACAGAACTTGATAATAACATTATTGAAATACAAGCATATCCAGATTCAAATGATGTTGTTGGATTGAAAGATTTGTATTTGAATTTTAGTATTTCAAAAAGTGCAATAAATATGGTAAAAGACGTAATTACTTCTGGTGATGAAATATCAGGTACTGTATTTACTAAAGATTATTATACATCAAGCTACTCAAACGGGAATTTAATAAGAAAGTAATATGATACAAACTGGATTTGAATCTAAGGTTAAGGTTCAGCAGATTATTAACAATCAACTTCCAAGCTTTCTTTTGGAGGAGAATCCTAAATCTGTTGATTTTTTAAAACAATATTATATTTCACAGGAATATCAGGGTGGACCTGTTGATATTGCTGAGAATTTAGATGAATATTTAAAATTAGATAATTTAACTCCAGAAGTAATTGTAGATAGTACATATATTACATCCGGAATATCTGCCACAGATACTACAATTTCGGTTAATAGTACTAAAGGATTTCCACAAAAATATGGATTATTCAAGATTGATAATGAAATTGTTACATATACTGGGTTAACAACAAATACATTTACTGGATGTCAACGTGGGTTTAGTGGCATTACATCATATCATGATGATTTAAATCAAGAAGAACTTGTATTTTCAGATACTACAAAAGCAGAACATATTACAAATGATTCTGTACAGAATTTAAGTTCTTTATTTTTAAAAGAATTTTATAAAAAATTAAAATATACTTTTGCACCAGGATTAGAAGATGTAGAGTTTGTTGAAACGATAAATGCTGGTAATTTCATAAAAGAAGCAAAATCATTCTATCAGGCTAAAGGAACTGATGAATCATTTAGGATATTATTCAATGTTCTTTATGGAGAAACACCAAGAGTTGTCAATTTAGAAGATTTTCTAATTAAACCATCTGCATCTGAATATGTTAGAAGAGAAATTGCTATTGCAGAGGTAATTTCTGGTAATCCGCAAAAATTAGTTGGACAAACAATTGTAAAATCTACCGATTCTGGAACAAGTGCATCAATATCTGAGATAGAACCTTTTACGAGAGATAATAAGCAATATTTTAAACTTTCACTTTTTATTGGATATGATGAATTATCCACAATTCAGGGAACATTTAATATTACACCAAGCACCAAATCTTTGGAAACAGTTGCAATTGGTGCTTCTGTAGTTTCGGTTGATTCTACAATTGGATTTGCCAAAACCGGAATGGTTATATCCGGTATTAATAGTATTACATATTCCAATAAAACTATTAATCAGTTTTTAGGATGTACTGGAGTAGATACTGCAATTTCTGCCGCAGATAATATAAGATCTGATGAAATTTATTATGGATTTGAAGATGGTGATGTTAATAAAAGAGTTGAATTAAGATTAACTGGAGTATTATCTGATTTTGTACAAATATCAGATACTTTACAAGTTTCTGAAAATGATACTATTTCTGTCAAAAATATTGGTGAATTAATTCTAAATCCAGAGCAGAATAAGACTTATACAGAAATTTTTGGAAATTCATGGATATACAACACAAGTTCAACTTATGAAATAGAAAGTTTTGGTCAATCATTAACTTTAACTCTTAAAAGTGAAATTGATAGATCTAGTCTTAAAAAAGGAGATAGAATAGAGATACTTCAAAGAGGTGGATCTGATGATGGCAAGGTGGTATATCCAACATCAGTATCAAATACCCCATATGTAGATCAAGATATCCCTAGAGGTCAAAAATCTGTTAGTTTATCGAATTTTTCTTTTAATCCATCTACAGGTGTAGAATATAGTATAAGAAGAAAAATTAATAAAGTAAGTAGTTCAACTGTACCTGTTGAATATGGTAATAATGTTCTTATTTCAGATATACAAAACGTATATACAGTATTAGATGAAGATTATGCTTATGTTGCATCTAATTCATTACCATCTAATAATAATGGATTATCTATTCCATATGCATATCAAATAACAAAAAATATTAATAGTGCTTCAATAAATTCTCTTTCAAATTTAACTAATAAAAACTCAGTAGGTCAGTATACTACTTTAACATTTGGAAGTAATGTACCTTTTATCACTGGTGATAGAATTTATTATCAACCAAATTTAGATGCTCTTGATGGGTTAGTTTCTGGATCATCATATTATGTTGAAGTTTTAACTGATAAGAAAACAATTAAATTATATAATTCTTTGGTTTTTATTGGAAGTGATAGTTACTTAACTTTTAATGTTCCTAGTTCTGGGATGGATACTCATAAGTTCACTTTATATTCCCATAGATTTAATGAAATTGGATCACAAAAAATATTTAAAAAGTTTGATATACCTGCAAATAATAAGGTAGGTATTAGAGAAGAAACAGTTCCAGGATCAACTGGAATGTTAATTAATGGTGTTGAGATTGTTAATTATAAATCTTTAGATCAAATTTATTATGGACCTTTAGAATCAGTTGATGTAATGAATGGTGGTTGTGGATATGATGTTATTAATTTGCCATCAGTAACAGTTGCTGGATCAGGTACAACTGCATTACTTCAACCAGTAATTAGTGGTAGTGTTGAAAAGGTATATGTGGATGCTTTAGATTATGATATTGAAGATGTTGAATCTATTGATGTTACTGGTGGAAATGGTACTGGAGCAGTCTTAAAACCAACTATTACTAAAAGATCCAGAGAGGTATCTTTTGATGGAAGAGGGACTGGAGATGGTGGTGGTGTAAGTACTTCTATATCTGGAACATCATATCAGATTACATTCTTATCATCCCATAATTTTGCTAATGGACAAGAAATAATTTATGATTCTAATAGTAATTTAGGAATTGGAGTTGGTATAGGAACCTCAACTTTAGTTAATAAAGCAAGTTATTTTGCAAAAGTAGATAATAATACAACTGTTAAATTATTCTATTCTTATAATAACTACTCTCTTGGAATTAATACTGTAGGATTTAATACTGTTAATACAACAGGAATTCATAAATTTAAGACTAAAAATGTTAAGAAAACTATAAGTGAAATTAAAGTACTTGATGGTGGAAAAGGATATACTAATAGGAAGTTAATTGTTAAACCAACAGGAATTTCAACTGTCGATAGTGCAGTTAACTTTAATAATCATGGATTTATTGATGGTGATAAAATTTTATATTCTACAGATGGAACACAAATATCTGGATTAACAACATCTACTGGAATAACAACTACAGCAAATCATTATCAGATTCTTAAAATAGACGATAATTCCTTTAAACTTTCAGATGCTGGTGTTGGAGGAACGATAACTTCTAATTATGAGAGTAGAAAATTTGTTAATATTAGTAGTATTGGTTCTGGATATCAGAATTTTGCTTATCCAGGTATTTCGGTAGTTGTAAATTATACACCAGTTGGCCTTGGTACTACTCAATCTAAGAAAGAAGTTGTTTCAACACCTTTAGTTAGGGGTAGTATTATTGATACCTATGTTTATGAAGGTGGAGTTGGATATGGTTCAAGTATATTAAATCTTGAAATTAAACCAAAAATAACTGTAAAGACTGGTAGAGATGCTCAATTAAAACCAGTTATTGTTAATGGAATATTTAATTCTGTTAATATACAGTTTGGTGGATTTGAATATTATTCAATTCCAGATTTAGATGTAGTTGATTCTAGTGGAATGGGATTGGGTGCAGAATTAAGACCAGTTATATCTAATGGACGAATTACAGATGTTAAAGTTATAAGTACTGGAATTGGATATTCTGCTTCATCTACTTCCATTCAAGTAAAATCAAGTGGATCTAATGGCAAATTTGATCCAAATATTAGACAATTGAATGTCAGTACCATTCAAAAGTTTGGAAATGAAATTTTTGAAGAAACTAAAAATAATAAATTAAAATATTGTGTCGGTGGATATTTTGATACATTAAGAGATTCATTTAATGAATCTGCATCTTCTGTGTCTGGAATAATTGGATGGGCATATGATGGAAATCCAATATATGGTCCATATGGACATGAAGATGTAACTGATACAAATTCCAATCCGAAACGTTTAAGTTCTGGATATGGTCTAAGTACTTCTCGTATTGAAGATCGACCTTCTGGATTTGTTGATGGGTTCTTTGTAGAGGATTATGAGTATACCAATTCTGGTGATCTAGACATTCATAATGGTAGATTTTCAATAACTCCAGATTTTCCAAATGGTGTTTACGCCTATCATGCTACAATTGATTTTAGTGGAAATCCACAATTCCCATATTTTATTGGAAATTTATATAGAGCAAATACGATAGAAGAAAATAAGACTAATAATCAATCATTCGATTTCAATAATTCAAATTTATTACGTAATACTTTCCCATATAAAGTATCTGATGAGTATGCGGATAATGATTTTATCATTGAGACAAATGAGATTACAGGACAAAGGGCAATCATTGAATCTATAGACAGTGGATCTGTAAGTGGATTTAATATTATCAATTCAGGAACAGATTATAAAGTAGATGATGTTTTAAATTTTGATAGTAGTGGCACAGAAGGTGGTGGATTAATTTCAAAAGTAGATTCTTTAAAGGGATCAGATATTTTAAATATAGAAACTTCTATAGAGACATATGAAGATGCTATATTCAGTTGGGAAAATGAAAATGAAGTAAAAGTTTCTATTTTACCTCGACATGAATTGAGGAATAATGATGATATTGTTATTTCAGGATTTAGTACATATTTAACAAAATTAAACAGTTCTTATGAAATAGGAATTACTTCTTATTATTCCAATCTTTTATCTCCTATTGTTGGTACGGATGCTTCTCCAGGAGCAGCAACAACAGAAATATATGTTACTCAATTGCCAAAATCTGTATCTGTCGGAAGTAGTATTGGTATAGGAACAGAAACTTTACAAGTATTGAATATATTCCCGAATTTGAATATATTGAGGATAAAGAGAGGTATTTTAGGAACTGCCCATACAGCAACATCACGTATAGATTTTATTCCTGATTCTTTTGTAGTTTCTCAAAAAATAGATTATTTTGAATCATCTGTTAATGAGAAGATATATTTTAATGCTAGAGAATCTGTAGGTGTTGGTACTACACCAGGTACAGCTGGAATTTGCACAGATGCAGTAACATTTGAGTTTGGTGCTTCTTCAATTACAAGAGCTGTTCCGACTCAATCAATTTATATTGAAAATCATCCATTTGTTGACAATCAACCAGTTAATTTGACAGTACCAACTAGTGGGACACTTTCAATATCGACTAATGCTGTAGCAACACCATTTAATTTACCAATATCTGGTCTTACTACTACAGTTTTTGTTGTTAATAAAACCATTAATAGTATTGGAATAAAAACAGGTGTAGGTACAGATCATAATGGTAATCAATATGAAGAGGTATTTTTCCGCAATACTGTTCCACAATTATTGAATAGTGATGAATTTCTTCTTGAAAGTATATTTGCACAAAAGACAGGAAAAGTTCAAAGAATTAATAGTGTAGTTTCAGTTGCAGCAACTCATGAATTAATTGCTGGAGATGTAATTAGTTTGGATGTTGAACCAAAACTTGCTGTTGGTATTGGAACATCTACTGGTGTAGTTGTAAAAAGAGATTCAACTACAGAAAGTATTGTAATTAATCCAATTAAGATTGATCCTTCTGATATTGATACAACAAATAATAGAATTACAGTTGCTTCCCATAATCTAAATTCCGGAGATAAAGTTAGCTATGCAGCGTCTTTACCTGCTTCTGGTTTGTCTACATCTACTTATTATGTTTATAGGATTAATGATGATATTATAAAATTCTCTGAAAGTTATATTGATGCTACAAAGAATCCACCCACTATAGTAAGTATTGCAAATACTGGTGGTGCCACACATAGCATTTCACCTATTAATCCTAGAATTTCATCAGTTAAAACTAATAGTTTAGTATTTGATTTATCAGATTCTTCATTGTCGGGATATAATTTTAAGATTTACTATGATAATGAATTTAATAATGAATTTGTTTCTACAGGAACAACAACTGGATTTACATTAGTTGGTGTAGGAACTGTTGGAGTTACAACAAATGCTTCATTAACAATTAATTATAATACTACTTCTCTGAATAAATTACCAGAACGATTATATTATAATTTGGAGAAATCTGGATACCTGAGTACCGCAGATACTGAAGTAAAGAATAATTCTGAGATATTGTTTATTGATAGTACATATACATCAGATTATGTTGTTTCTGGAGTTAGTTCCTATACTTTCAATATTGCTTTAAACAATATACCAGAGAAAACATCATATATTTCAACAGATTGTTCTACATTTGAATATACTACAAAATCCAAAAATGTAAAAGGTTCTATAGATAAAGTTTCTGTTATTTCTGGTGGTAGTGGATATAAAAAACTTCCTAAATTTGTAGGATCTAATTCTGCTGAAGGTACTGGTGCTTATTTAAGTCCAACATCTAATACGATAGGTAATATAAAACAAGTAAGAATTCTTAATGAAGGATTTGAATACTCTTCAGATAGAACTTTACAGCCGAATGCTAACATATCACCATTAATTGCACTTAAAGATTCAAATACTATTGGAGTTGTTACTGTTACTAATGGTGGAAGAAATTATACAACCCCACCAAATATTATTGTAGTTAATACTGATGGTGGAGAAATAATTGATAATGGAATTTTAAGAGCATCATTATCTGGTAATTCTATTATTTCTGTAGATGTAGTACAGGGTACAAAAGGACTTTCTGAAACTACATCAAAATTATATGCTGTAAATAATACAAATGGAATTAGTATTCAGAAGATTGCACAACAATCTGATACTAAGTTTATATGTCAATTAACAACACCAACTTTAGGATTCTCTACAGATGTCTTTAGTGCTGGTGAGAAGGTTTATATAGAAGGAATACAAAAGGTTGGTACTGCTGGATCTGGATTTAACTCGGAGGATTATGGATATAATTTCTTTACTGTTGAAAGTTATAAGAATTCTACGTTTATTGGAACAATTACTCAAGATGAGGTTACAATTAATGTAAGTGCATTAACAACCAATACTGGAATTGCAAAAACAATACAGGATTCATTTGGATCTATTATAAAGAAAGGTGATTATCCTACCTTTGTTATAACACAAGTATTATCACATTTTAAAGAAGGTGAAAAATTAATTAGCAATGGTGTTGAAAGGGATTTGATTATTAAGAGTTATGATCCAACTGGTTATATTAAAGTAGATGGATCATATGGACTATCTGTGGGTGAGATTATAACTGGTAAAGAAACAGGATCTATTGCAACAATAGATGTAATTGAAGATAATACTGGAAGATTTGTAGTTAAATATGCTAATAAGAAAGATATTGGGTGGGATGATAATACAGGAAAATTAAATGATGATATGCAGGTAGTTGCTAATAATGATTATTATCAAAATCTTTCTTACACTATTAAGAGTCCTATTGAATGGAAAGATTTAAGAACTCCTGTTAATAGTTTAGTTCATACTAGTGGATTGAAAAATTTTGCAGATACAGGAATTACTTCAACTGCAACTGTTAGTATTGGTAGTTCAAATGCTACAACTATAGTACGTGATGTACTTGAAGAATTACGTGTTGATACAATCTATGACTATGATAATGTATTAGATATTGATGTTATTGGAAGTCAATCTAAGTTCTTAAAATTAGAAAATAAGAAATTGACAGATTATACTCTTTCTAAGACTAATATTGTATTGAAAATAGACAATATAAACAATTTGTTTAATGATGATGATGGTAACCCATCTGAATATATTGATCTTTATGAATTATCCCCATCAGTTTCATATGATAGTGTTTTAGTACGAGTAACTAATACTGTAGATAATAGTGATATTCAATTGACAGATTTGGTCATTATGAATGATGGTACTAATAGATTATTATTAGAAAAAGGAAGTTTAGATAATGCTGGAATAGCTTTAACTCATACCACAAGTGACGAATATGGTACATTTTCTATAGCAGAAGATAAGTATCTTCGTTTTATTCCTGAAGAAACATACAGTACAGATTATGATTTAAAATTTATAAAAAGTAATTTTGGATCTGCATCTTCTGGGATTGGAACTACTTCTATTGGATGTGTTGATTTAACGTCATTTAGTGGTATTGTAACTTCAGGTGGAAGTGGAATAACAAGTTCTATTGTAGATGTTGCAATTGGAAAATATCGTTCATTGCATGTTAATGCTCAAGTTCTTGATTCTTCAACAAATGCTCTTAATTTTGTTGAGTTATATGTAACTCATGATGAAACAAATACTTATCTTGCAGAATCTTATTTCGATTCAACTACTGGTTCATATTCTGGTAACTTTATAGGTTCATTTACTTCTAGTATTGATTCTGGAATTCTATATCTTAATTATACCAATGATACTTCTCATGACGTTAAGATTAAATCAAAGATTGTTGGATTTGCTGCAACAACACTTGGTATAGGAACTTATAGATACCAATCATCTGGTCAAACTGAGGGATCTGAAAGAACAGCAATATATCAATCAGATTTTAGTGAAACTTCTTCAGCTTCTCCAGCAAATGTTTTAACTTTAAATAAAAATCTCTTTAATGCTGCCAAATCTATAGTTGAAGTTGGTATGGGAGTATCAAAATCTCTTCATGAGGTTTTGATGGTACAAGATGGTACTGATGTGTATGTACAACAATCTTCATTCCTTTCAATTGGAAGCACATTAACTAGTGCTAGTAGTGGTAGTGGAAAAAATGCAGGTCTGGGAACTTTTGGTGGATACTATTATGGTACTGATCTTACATTGAAATTCTTCCCTGATGCAACAATGACATCAGATATGAATATTGCAGCATTTAGTGAATGTTTATATACAACCTTAGATCAAGATAATATTCCAAATGATTATACTTATGGTGATAGTACAGAGATTTTAGATATAAAATTCTATAATGCAATTGGTGGTAGTAGAATTAATAGACTTGATTTCCCAATAAAAACTGATGGTACCTATATTTTTGCTAAATCTTTTAGTCCAACAAATTCCAGTCAATTAAATTTATCTACTGGTGTATTTACTATAGAAGATCACTTCTTTAGAACTGGTGAAACATTAACATATACTCCAGAATCTACAATTATTGGAATTGGATCAACAGCTATGACTGACAGTACTGGTACTGTTTTGCCATCAACTGTTTATGCAATTAGAGTAGATGATGATAACTTTAAACTTGCTACATCACATAGCAATGCAATGGCAGGAACTAATGTTTCCTTTGGATCATCTGGTGAAGGAAATGCTCATGAATTAGCAATGACTAAAACTAATTCAAAATCAATTATCACTATTGATAATATAATTCAATATCCATTAACATATACTCCTATTTCATACACATTATCTGGAAATGCTGGAGGTTCAATTGGTAAAGGAACTACAATATTTGCTTTAAGTGGAATAAGTACGTTATCTGCAAATGATATTTTAAGAATAGATGATGAATATGTTAAGGTTGAGAATGTTGGATTGGCATCAACTGCTATTGGACCAATAACAGGAGTAGGAGCATCTACTATAGTTCATGTTGAAAGGGCATTTGCTGGATCAGATGCTACATCTCATACAGATACGACAACTGCTAGATTGTATAAGGGTGCATTTAATATTATTGGTAAAAATATATATTTCACTGAATCACCTAGAGGAAATTCTCAAATTACAAAGGATAGTAGTAATTTGGATTTCCCAACATCTGATTTTGGTGGAAGAGTATTTTTAAGAGAAAATTATGATACTAATCAAGTATATGATGATATTTCAGATCAATTTACTGGTATTGGCAGAACATTTACATTAACTGTTGGTGGAGCAAATACTGCTGGAATTGGAAGTACTGGTGGAAATGGAATTGTGGTTATTAATGGTGTATTCCAAACTCCAACTACTATAAACAATCCTGAAAATAATTTTGATATAATAGATCCAGAATCAAATATAGCAGGTATATCAACTCTTATCTTTAGTGGTATTACTTCTACAGATGGAACTCAGTATATATCACAATCTGATGTAAATAGAAATCAACTTCCAAGGGGTGGTGTCATTGTTTCTCTTGGATCTTCTGGTGGATTGGGATATGCACCTCTTGTTAGTTCACAAGTAAGACCTAAAGTTGATGCTTATGGTGCTGTTACTGGTATTGTTGGTATTGGAACGACTCAATCTGCTCTTGCTATTAGTACAGCATCTTATACTAATACTACCGGTTTATTGAAAATTACAACGGTAGAACCACATGGTCTTGTGCTTGGTATTGTAAATGAAGTAACGATGGTTGGACTTCACTTTACTTGTCGTGGCACATTTGATGTTTCTGGTGCTGATTATAATGAAGTAACAGGTGATTTAACACTAGCAATTGGTGATCATAATCTATCTGTTGGTGAAGGAATTCGTCTTAAAAATAATTCCTTAGTATTTAAGTGTGATAAGGATTCTTATGGCAGTACTCACAGTTATCCTCGTGCAGGAACTGATCCTATTGCTGGTATAAGCACTCCTATAACATCTATAGGTTCAACTACAATTACGATTAGTGCTGGTATTGGAACAATCAGCAAACATACATTTGCAAGTGCTGTTGCAGGGGCAGTAGGGTATGGCACAGAACATTCGGGTGTAACTACAACTATTTTCCCAGATGCTGCTAATGATAGACCATTTGCAATTACCGGAATTAATTCAACAAATACTTTCACTGCAAATGTAGGTATAAGCACTATCCCTCACATGTATGTTGGTCAAGGAACAGCATTCTCATGGTATGGGGATCTTACATACGGTTCTGGATATAATGATGCTATTTCTATTGGAGTATCAATAAGAGATGTAGGATACGCTCATACCTTCATAGGAGCAGCAACAGGTGCTGTTACTGGCACTGGAGGTCCATTCACACCCACAGATGCAGCATATGTCTCAGACACCGGTATACTGACCTTAACTATTCCTAGTCATGGAAGAAGTAGTGGTAATGTTCAGATTGTTCAGAATTCATTAGTATTCACTTGTGCTAGAGATGATCATCAAACATTCCATAATTATCCAAGATCTACTGATCCTGCTGGCGGTTCAGCAAATCTACCAATTACTGTAATAGATGCTGATACTCTTTCTGTTAATGTTGGTGCTGGATCAAGTGGTAATGGTGCAACTATAACTGCACATCCAGTTGGAGTTAATACACATCTATTTGTAAGTGCTACAACTGGTGGTGTTAGAAGACTTAGTGGTACACCTGCTGATCTTACTTCATTGAGTGTTACTCCTCCATATAATCCTTCTACAGGATTATTAACAATTAGAACTGGTGGAACCCATGGTTGTACTGCTGTAACATATAAAAATGTAACTGGTGCTGTTTATACTCCTTTAACAGGAATAATGACAGTTACCTCATCATCTCATGGATTTAGTAATGGTGATTATGTCAAGATTGCAGATAATTCACTTACATTTAAATGTGATCTTGATGGTGGTGTTAGTAACCATAGTTATCCAAGATCATCAGATCCAATCAATAATAGGTGGATAGCAATTGCAAATAAAACTACTAATACATTTGAAATGCAGGTTGGTATAACCACTGCAGGAAATTATGCTCATACTTGGGTTAGTGCTGCAACAAGTGCTATTATGAAGGCAAATTCTTGGATTGGAATTGCAACAGGTTCATTCACAATGACATGTGCTCAGGATAGTCATAGTACTCTTCACACATATCCAAGAACAACAGATCCAGCACATTGGACTGATGGAAATGTATTAGGTGTTGAAGATGTTACTGGTAATATGTTCACTGTAAATGTTGGTAAATCTCCATATGGAAGTGGTGGTGCACTAACATTCAATATTGGTGCTGCTGGTACAAATTATTCAAATCCAGAAATATATGTTTCTGAACCAAGATATGATAATCTTACTGTTGAAGGAATATCAAGATTATCAGTAGGTCCTACATCTGATACTGGAAATAATCTTTTAGTAGATTTGGCAGTTAGTGCTGCTTCAACTACTGGAATAGCATCAGATACATTTGAGGTATCTTCATTCGATATATCTAGAAATGGATATTCATTTAGACAAGGTGATATATTCACACCTGTTGGATTAGTTACACATAGAACATTACAGAATGCTATATCAAAATATCAATTAACTGTTAATGAAGTATTTGAAGATACATTTGCTGCTTGGCAATTTGGTGAACTTGATTATATTGATTCTGTTAAAAATTATCAAGATGGTGTAAGAACTAGATTCCCAATATACTATAATGACGAATTACTTAGTTTTGAAAAAGAAGAAGGTAGTAGAGTTGATTTAACTAATGCATTATTAATTGTTATTAATGGAATAGTTCAAGAACCTAATGTAGCATATGTCTTTGATGGTGGAACATCATTTAGCTTTGTTACTGCTCCAAGAGTTGAAGATAATATAGATATTTTCTTCTATAGAGGAACAAGGAATGGTGATGATGAATTAGTAACTAATATCAATCAGACTATAGAAAGAGGAGATACTGTACAAGTATTTAAAAACAATAGTATTAATGGAACTATAACACAGGATAAGAGATTGGTATTTGATTTATCATACTCAGATAAATTTGAAACTAATAAGTATCTTGATCAAGGAGTAGATGAGATTAATTATAAACCATTAGCATGGACTAAACAAAAGATTGATAGGGTAATTAATGGTGACGTAATTTATAAAGATAGAGATTCTATTGAACCAATGGTATTCCCAACAGCAAAAATTATTGATACGATTGGATCAAGTGATACTGAATTATTTGTTGAGGATGCAGATCTCTTTGATTATGATTCTGCTACTGATTTCTCTGGAATAATTGTTTCTGGTGCTGCAAATCCTGTAGCAGCAGCGGTAACTGCTACCGTTTCTGTTGGAGGAACTGTCAGTGGATTTGTGATTACGGGAGGTAGTGGATATACATCAGTACCTACTGTATCAATTGCTGCTCCGTTGGAAGTTGGTGTTGGTGTTGGAACTACTGCTACAGCAACTGCTACTATATCTGGAGGTGCAGTTAGTGGAATTAGTATTAATAATATAGGATTTGGATATACTGTTGCTCCAACAGTAATGGTTTCAATTCCAAGTCCAGTATATGAAAATGTATCAGGTATTGATATTATTCAGGGGTTTGCTGGAATTGTCACTGGTATTAGCACATGTAATGCTGCTGGTCTAACAACCCATGCAATTAAATTTGAATTGCATCGTGATACTACTAACTATACAAATTTGAATATTGGGTATCCAATTTATGTTTATGATACACGAGTTGGTAGTGGTGTAACATCAGTTGCTTCTAACGATTTATCAATAGTTGGAGTTGGAACAACATTTGCTGATAATGTTTATATGATTCAAGAGATTTCAAATGTTGGTGCTGCTGGATCTATTATTTGTTATATAGATTCGGGTACAAATGTTGTTGGACTTGCTAGTACTGGAAGTTCATCTGATCCAATTGGTAAATTCTCTTGGGGAAGACTTGCTGGAATTAGTAGGTCTAGTTCACCAGTTTCTATAGCAGTAACTGGAAATATTGTTGATGTTGGATTGACAACATTCCCAACAATTCAGAGAAGAGGTACTGGTTTAAGAGATACCGGAGCACTTCCCAAGAAAACTTAATAATACTTCTTCATAAAATTCTTATAAATATCTAAAAAACTATTAATATGGCTGCAGTCGTAACAGATCAATTTAGAATATCAAATGCAGGCAATTTTGTAGATTCTGTATTAAATACAAGTAATTCGTATTATGTATTTTTAGGTCTACCTAATCCTGGAAATGCTGGATTTGGTAGAACAACATCTGAAAGTTCGTGGGATGATGATACTCCCGTTCCAACCGATAATTTACAATATTCTACACAATATAGAGATACTGCCTTATTTGGCAAAAAGATTACTAGTGCTAATGTTAGAAGACTTATAAGAAAAGTCTCTTGGTCTAGTAATACAAGATATGACATGTATAGGCATGATTATAGTATCGAAAATCCGGCACCAAATTCCAATACAAGTAGATTATATGATGCTAATTATTATGTAATTAATAGTGATTTTAGAGTATATCTATGTATAGGTAATGGATCATCAGGTTCATCCCTTAAAGGTGGAGTATCTAAAGATGAACCAACATTTACTGATTTAGAACCATCTGCTGCTGGAACTAGTGGTGATGGTTACATATGGAAATATCTATTTACAGTTTCTCCAAGTGATATTATAAAATTTGATTCCACTGAATATGTTGTTGTTCCAAATGATTGGAGTACATCAACAGATACTCAAATACAAAATGTAAGAGAAGCAGGTAATTCTGCAATTAATTTAAATCAAATTAAGAAAATATACATTGCAGATGGGGGAAAAAATTATAGTTCGGGGGTTGTTAATATCCTTGGTGATGGTACTGGAGGTAAGGTATCTATTGGTGTAGATGCTGGAACTGGAGAAATAACTTCTGCTGAAGTTACTTCTGGTGGAACTGGATATACCTTTGGAATTGTTGATTTGGGATCACTTCAACCAGCAGGAACTACTGTTGCAAATCCGGCTGATTTAATACCAATTATTCCACCTTCTAATGGGCATGGATATGATATTTACACAGAATTAGGTACTGATAAAATATTAATATATGCAAGATTTGATGATTCTACAAAGGATTTTCCAACAGATACTAAATTTTCTCAAGTAGGAATTATAAAAAATCCAGAACAATATTCATCAACTACCATTTTTACAGGAAGTGATTATTCGTCTCTTAATGCGATAAGACTTACTTCCGTTAATTCTACACCAGTTGTTGGTTCTGCCATAACACAATCGGTGACAGGAGGTGCTGCTGAAGGGTATGTAGCATCATATGATAGTGAAACTAAAGTATTAAAATATTTTCAGGACAGATCTTTATATTTTGGAAATAATAAAGATCATACTGATTGGAATGATGTTAGTAGTGGAGGTAAAGTGTTAGCATTTGAATCTACATCTAGTACTATTTCCCCATTCACTGGATCAGTTGACACTGGATTTTCTGGTATTAAAACTACTGTGGGATCAAAAGAGATAGATTTAGGGGTAACCTTTACAGATGGACTTGCAGATTCTGAGATAAATAAAAAGACGGGTGATATTATTTACATTGATAATCGACCTTTGGTAGAACGAGATTCCCGACAAAAAGAAGACGTAAAAATTATCTTGGAATTTTAACGAAAAATGGCACAAAAAACAAATTTAAATATTAGCCCTTATTATGATGATTTTGATTCTGAGAAGAATTTTTATAAGGTGCTGTTTAGGCCAGGATATCCAGTCCAGGCAAGAGAATTAACGTCTTTACAATCTATATTACAAAATCAAGTCGAATCTTTTGGTAGTCATATATTTAAAGAAGGATCTATGGTTCTTCCTGGAAATATTGCATTTGATGGTCAGTTTTATTCAATAAAGTTAAATGCAACAAATTCTGGAATAGATATTGCTTTATACATTAAGAATTTTATTGGTAAAACCATAACAGGTCAAACATCAAATATAACTGCAAAAGTTCAACATGTAGAGCTTACAGATAATGTTAATGTTCAGGAATTAACATTATATGTTAAATATTTGGATTCTAATAGTGATTTTTCGTTTACACAATTTGAAGATGGTGAGCAATTAACATGTGATGAGAATGTAGTTTATGGAAATACTACTATTAGTGCTGGAACACCTTTTGCTTCATTAATTGCATCTGATGCAACATCTATAGGATCTGCAGCTTCAATTGGAAAGGGTGTTTATTTTATTAGAGGATCTTTTGTAAATGTTTCTCAACAAACTTTAGTTTTAGATTATTATACTAATACTCCTTCATATAGAGTTGGATTAAAAATTGATGAATTGATAATTAATGCAAAGGATGATGATTCTTTGTATGATAATGCAAAGGGATTTTCTAATTTTGCTGCTCCTGGTGCTGATAGATTAAAAATTAATTTAACCTTAACTAAAAAATTATTAACAGATATTAATGATACAGATTTTGTTGAACTTCTTAGGTTAAAAGAAGGAAAAATACAGAAACTTAATACAAAGACTCAATATAATAAGATTCGTGATTATTTGGCAGAAAGAACTTATGATGAATCAGGAGATTATGCAGTAAAAGCATTTGATCCAACAGTACATAATTCATTGAATAATAGATTGGGTAATAATGGCATATTCTTTGATACAGAAAAAACTGAAGATGGAAATATACCAACTAATGATTTAATGTGTTTAAAAATATCTCCAGGAAAGGCATATGTTAGGGGATATGATGTTGAGAAGGCAGGTACAACAATTATTGATGCTGATAAACCAAGAGATACTGACAAAGTTTCTAATATACAAGTTCCATTTGAAATGGGACATTTGGCAAAAGTTAATAATGTAACTGGAATAGCAAAACAGAAGGCACAATGTTCTCTTTGGAATAGAAAAGTTGGAGATTCACCATCTGTAATAGGAATGGCACGAGTATATACTTTTAATCTTACTGATGCAGCATATACTGATGGTTCTACTCCATATGATTTAAGATTATATGATATTCAGACGTATACAAAATTAACTTTAAATCAAAGTGTAGATGCTACAGATATTCCAAGTACTGCTTATATAAAAGGTAAGAGTAGTGGTGCTAGTGGATATGCTGTTGATGCGGGTGGTGGTTCTACTTTTATTAATATAAGAGAAACTTCTGGTAAATTTGTTAAAGGGGAGCAGATAACTATTAATGGTATTGATGCTCCAAGAACAATTAGTGATTTTGTTGAATATGGAACTCAAAATATTAAATCAATAACTCAGGGTGCTAGTACTGGATATCCAGCATTTAGTGCTGATACAGTATGTACAAAATTCCCAATGCCTGGTGGAATTAATCAAATAACAATGCCACCTATACTTAGTGGTGTTGCGACTGTAACTGCTGGTGGAAAACTCTTTACAGGAATAAGAACAGATACTATTATTTCGTATCACAGACCCGGATTTAGCACAGAAACATATAATAGAGTCTCTAGTGTTGCATCGGATGGATTATCGATAGAATTAAGTCCAATAGCTGCTGGTGCTGCTGTTACTGGTGTTTATGATGGTCAAGTACTAAGTAAATTTAATGTCTCATCTAGCCGTCCTCAAGGTGATGAAACATTGGTTACTCCATTTGCTATGGGTCCAGTTATTAGTGATTCTGGGGGATTATATGCCGAATTACCAGATTCGAATGTTTCTTCTGTAAATTTATTAAATTCTACATTATTAGTCTCAGAACAATTAACAGGTGAATCAACAAGTTCTGCTGGTGTATTAACCTTCGATCTTGCAAGTTCAGGAATTACTAGTGCAGCATACTCAACTTTTGATCAAGAAAGATATGGAGTTCATTATTCTACTGGTATAGCAGGAACTGTTACCGATGATACTTTTGATTTAACCAATAATACTGTAACTATTAGAGGTCTAAGAGTTTCACAATCTAATGTTGTTGTTAATACAACTCTTCAAAAATATGGAGTACAAAGTAAAGTAAAACAATATAATAGAAGTCAACAAGTTAGTATAACACGTTCTAAGTATGAAAAATCAGGAACAGGAATTAATACTTCAGTCGTTGATGGATTAAATCATAATTCTCAATATGGATTAAGAGTTCAAGACGAAGAGATATGTTTAAATTATCCAGATGTAGCAAAGGTATTAACAGTTTATGAATCTCTTGATACTTCAAATCCAACTTTAGATAAAGTATTATTTACCTCAACGGCAAGTGTTCATACAAATGCTGTGATGGGTGAGCATGTAATAGGTGGTACAAGTAATGCTGTTGCACAAGTTGTTTCTACACCAACAGCTAATACTTTAGAAATTGTTTATTTGACTGGAGATACATTTGAAGTTGGAGAAACTGTTACATTTGAAGAATCAAATATAGTAACAGAAGTTGAAACAATTACTTTAGGAAATTATAAAAATATTACAGATTCATATGAAATAGATAAAGGACAAAAAGAACAATATTATGATTATTCTAGACTTATTAGAAAGCGTGGTGCTCCAGAACCAACTAGAAGATTATTAGTAGTATTTGATTATTATTCTGTACCATCTGGTGATGATGGTGATGTATTTACAGTTTTGAGTTATGATAAAGAAAGATTTGGTAAAGATATTCCAAATATTGGACCATTTAGAATAAGAGCATCTGATACTCTTGATTTTAGACCTAGAGTTCCTGTATTTGATCCATCTACTAGTTTTGATTCCCCATTTGATTTTAATTCTAGAGATATAGATGGTTCTAACGGTCCTAAATTATTATTATCTTCTGGTGAAGGTTCTATAATAGGATATGATTATTATTTACCAAGAATTGATAAGTTATATTTAAATAAGTATGGTGAATTTATAGTTGAAAAAGGTGTATCTGCTAAATTCCCGAAAGCACCTATTAAAAATGATGATTTATTAGAAATTGCGACAATAAATCTTCCTCCCTATCTTTATAATCCTCAAGATGCTTCTTTAAGATTAGTTGATAATAGAAGATATACTATGAGAGATATTGGATATATTGAAGATAGAGTAGAAAATTTAGAACAAGTAACTACATTATCTTTATTGGAATTAAATACACAAGCTCTTCAAATTCAAGATGCTGATGGAAGAAATAGATTTAAGAGTGGATTTTTTGTTGATCCATTTAAAGATTATACACTAATTGATAGATCATTATCTTCTGTTGAGGTTAATCCAGAATCAAATGAATTAGCACCAATTCTTGCTAGAAATTCACTTAAGTCGCAAATTGCCCCTTCTGCAAGTATTACAGATCAGAATTTAGATCTTACTGATAATTTCGAATTATTAGATCCTAATGTACAAAAGACAGGACAATCAGTAACTTTAAAGTATGATGAAATAGATTGGATTGAGCAACCATTTGCAACAACTATAGAAAATGTTAACCCATTTAATGTTGTTGTTTATACTGGAACTGTTCAATTAAATCCAGAGGTTGATACCTGGGTTAGAACTATTCAGCTTCCTGATAGGAATATTAATATTACATCTAATAGATCTAGGTCTATTACTAATAATCTTAATAGTAGAATAAACTTGGATTTAGGAGAAGCTAGTTTTATACGAACAGATTTTGGCACAACAAGAACAGGTAGTGGTAGATTTGATTCAAGAAGAGTAGTATGGTCTAATGTACAGAGTGAAAGACTTAGAGCTAGAAGTAGAAGTAATTCTACTTCTACTAATGTCGATACAATAAGTTTTGATGATGTTAATACTAGAAATGAATTGGTATCAGCATCATCTGAAACTTTTATGAGATCTAGAAATACTGAATTTAAGATATCAAATTTAAAACCTTTTACAAGATTTTACCAATTCCTTGATGGTAATAGTGGTGTTGATTTTACTCCAAAATTAATTGAGATTGCAAATAGTTCTTCTTTAGATAGTTATGGTACAGAAGGTGGAACATTTGAAGTTGGAGAGACTGTAATAGGATCTGTTGAAACTAATTTTAGTGGTGCTTTTGGACCAACAAATCATATTTCATTTAGAGTTGCTACTTCCAATCATAAGGCTGGTACATTTAATAATCCAGATTCTGTATATAATGTTAACCCATATATTAGGGGAGAGTCTATACCAGCATCTTATAGTCAATCATCAAAGATTTTAAATATAGACACTGCTTCATTATCACAAGAAGCACAAGGATTATATGCTGGTTATCTTATTAAAGGTATGAAGTTGGTTGGTCAAAATAGTGGTGCAATTGCTTATGTGAAAGATTTAAGATTAATTAGTGATAATTATGGAGACTTGAATGGTACATTCTTCTTAAGAGATCCACATACAAGTCCTGT